ATCTCAGCCTGCCGCACCGCCCGCCGGGCTTCCGCCTCGGCATTCAGGCGGCGTTTCTCCTCGGCAGTCATCGGCTCCCGGCGCGGCCGCCAGCCGTTGTCCTTCGCCAGCTTGATCACCGTGCCCATGCCCGTGCCGGCCTTGCGGAAGCTCCGCCAAACCGTCTTCGCATCGCCTGCGTTATACCCTGCGCCCGTCGCACTCCAAGTATCCCAGGCGTCAAAGCCAGCACTGGCGAACTCCGCCTTGATGCCCATGCCCACCTGCAACCAGGTATCACGGTCATCGGCGGGGATGTACTGCAGCAGCTCGGTCAGGTCGGCTAGCGTAAGAGGAACGCGCTCAACCACGCCGCACCCCCGCATTCCGCTTATCGATCACCTGCTGACAGTCAAAGCACATGCGGCAACCCTTCACCGCCTCCTGCCGCGCCTTCGGTATGTCGCAACCGCATTCCTCACACTCGGTCAGGCTTTCGCCTTGGTACTGCACACGGCTTGCGATAAGGCGCTGTAGCTCCTCGTCCCGCTCCCGCTGGGCGCGTTCAATCAGATGCTCATCCATGGCACGCCACCTCCGCTTCCATCGCCTGCTCAGCGCCCGCCACAATCCCCAGGATCTCGCCGATCACCTTGTTGGCGTGGTAGCGCAGCGCCTCCACCTCGTGGTGCTCCCAGTGGCTGTCCGCGGCGCCGTCGTGCAGGCTGCCGACGAACTCGCCTTCGGCCTGCAGCAGCTCACCCAGCGCCTTGAGCGCATCCGGCGTTGCCCGCACAGGCTTGGGCACAAACACCACCGCACCGGCCGGGCGCACCAAGGCAGCCAAAAGGCGCGGATCGCGCGTCGTGGCAACGATCTCCTCGATGAACTCAGGGTGAATCGGGCGATTACCCGTAGGGTTGACGCGCTTGCTCAGCTCGTCCGGGTCCATGCCAATGGTCAGCGCCACGGCAAGCTGCCCACCCTCGGCGTCCCGCGTGGCGCGGTACAGCGCCTGGCGGGTGGTCAACACCGGGCCGGCGCCCGGCAGAAGGTCTTTACGGCTCATAGCGTTAATGCCCCTGTAACGCTGTAGCCAACCGCCGGGCCGTTGCCCTACAGTTCACCTACAGCACGCGACCCTCATGACTGCTGTGTCCACGGGTCGCGGGTTGAGGTAGCCGGCTGGTAACCGGTTACCGGACCGTCGAGGCTGGGGTTCTTGCTGTGGTAAGTGGGTCCCCAGTTCTCGACCTCTATTACAAGCCTGCCGCCGTAGCGACAGGCTTTTGTGTTTCTGGGCTGCTTGCCCGGCGCCGGCCCGATGGCGTTGGTAAGACTCTCGGGCCGGCTCCCGCCTGATACGTGATGCTGTGCTGTGTCCTTAAAGGCGGGCTGTGATTCTGGTTAGGCGCGGCGTTCGCCTTGGCGCCGCTCTCCGCGCCTACGCTCCGCCTGGCGGCGGTCAGCTTCAAAGCCAGCGGCGCCGCTCTTCTCGGCATAGAGCTTTTCCAGCTCCTTACCGATGCAGTAACGGAGCTCAGCGCCATTGAGCGCCCGGAAAACGGTCGGCTGAGTAACGCCAATAGCATCAGCGATGCCTTGCTGGGTCATCCCGGCTTCGATAAGCGCTTTCAGCATTTCAGTGATCGAGGGAGTAGTCATGACAAAGGAATGTATCCGGCTACGCATTGAGCAAGATAATACGCATCGGAATTGTCAGCCGCAATACGCTTTGCATAATTCGCAAAGGAATAATTTCGGCATGGCTATTTCGATCGGTCACATCGCCGCCACGCTGGCGGCAAGGCGCGAAAAGCTGGGCTGGAGCGAGACAGAGCTGGCCAAGAGAGCCGGCCTTAACCAATCCACCGTGCACCGCATCCTCAAGGGTGAGTTCCAGAACCCGCAGATCAATTACATCGAGCGCCTCACTCGCGCCCTTGGGTTGGACATGGCCGAAGTACTCGGCCTCCGCCAGCCCGATCCGCAAACCCTAGACTCGACCTTGGGGCCTGGGCCCGCCTTGCATCAACGCGTACCTCTGATTTCATGGGTGCGCGCCGGAGATTTATGCGAGGCGATAGATTTGTTTGAACCTGGCTTTGCCGATGATTGGCTTGACTGCCCGTTCCCCCACAGCCCTTCTGCTTACTGCCTGGAAGTCCGAGGGCTGAGCATGTCGCCAGAGTACAGAACCGGGGAGATCCTGCTGGTTGAGCCTGAGCTAGTCCCCATGCACAACGATGACGTTGTGGTACGTACTCCGGATGGCCAGGTAACGTTCAAGCGACTACAGATAACCGAGGACGGCACCTACCTTCTGGCCTTGAACCCGGAGTTTCCAAACCGGATTCTTCACATGCCAGAGCACACGAGCTTCTGCGGCGTAGTGACTGGTTCGTGGATAAAGCGGAAGCGGCGATAGCTCACTAAAACAACCAGTAAACAACCAGAGCTACCAATACGACCGGGAACGCCAGGCCGACCAAGAAGGTTTTGACGAGCCGCCGCGCCGCCTGCTCCTGCATGGCAGTGACGTCGTCCTGACTGCAAGCACCCGCAGGGGACAGGTCGGCATCGAATATCTCGGCCAGCACCACAGGCACTGGCCCGCTGGCATAGCTCAAAACCTTCTTGAAGCTCGCGCTATGGCTACAGCCACGATCCAGCAATGGACCTATATCCCGGGCAAACTCTTCAGGTACGTAGCCGACGCAAGAGCCATTTTCCGTCAGCACCTTGGTTGCATACCTGCTGTGCTTATTGTCTGACTCACGAAGTAAAAACGCCCGCTCACCCGCCTGCACTTCGTCTTCTATGATTTCCGCGCGGCCATCATGGCGGGTCCCCGCGACCATAAAGTCCGAGCGAAAGAGAGGTCTAAGCTTGGCTTGCTCAGCCTTATAGGCGGCTTTTTCAGCCGATGCGGCGGCTTTTGCAGCCGCCTTATCCTCGTGTTCGACCTGCCGGCGAAGTAAGCCTGCAAACTTCCTATCTGCTGGCGGCAGCACAGCCTCAACGGCCTTTGCGACCGAGAGCCGCTCTTCTGCGGTGATGACTCCATCCGCCAGCACACGCTCCAGTGTTGTCGCTAGGAACCCAACAGCAGGCAGCTCAGCGGCGCTGTTTCGATCAATCCAAGCTCGCAAGGCATGAATCTCTTCATCAGCGACCCGCCCATCGGCCGTAATTGACTGGCAGATGTTTAGCAGCTCCAGCCCAACCTCGGTGCCAAGCTGTTTCTTTGTTAACGAAGTTCGCGGCTTGGTTGCTTCCATGCATCATGACCTTTCAACGTTGAGCTGAGTTAAACCCGAAGGGAATTATCGACGACATAGTAATGCCTGCTTTTTCATCCCTATGCGTATTGACTAGCTCAATGCGTTAACGGATTATTGCCGCGTACCCACTTACCACGGGATCGCGACAATGGACACAGCACAGCACAGCAGCACCCGCTGCCCGGTCTTTCTGCACCCGGCAGCGACATCCAACCCCGTCACCGTACGCCGCATCGAACGTGAAACCGGCCTGACCGCCCACGTCACCCTGCGCACCGCCCAACTCAAGCGCCACACCCTGCCCGCCTTCGAGGACTTCGGCCCGTTCGGTGGCGCAGCATGAGCACGTTCTCCCTCACCAGAGGCAGCGAAGCCGCCCTTGGCATGCTCGCCAACCAGGCCGGTAGCGAAACCCTGCTGCTCACCCAGCCCGCCCGCGAGCTGCGCGCCGAACTCAGCATCGAGCCCTTTACCAGCGACAGCGGCGATCAGCTGCTGGCCGTGCTGTTCATGCGCGAGCAGCGCCACAGCATGACCCTCCAGCGCAACGACGGCGCCAACGCCCAGCACCTGGCCGATTGGATCGAAGCCGTAGCCAACGGCACGGTGGATACAGCGGAGGCCGTTCCGCTGCGCACCGAGCCGAGCGACCTGCAAGCAGCAACGACCGCATTCAATGCTGCCGCGCGTGAGCTGAATGCACAGGCAGAGCCGGCACCGACGCAGCCAGAGCAAAGCAAGCTGGAACCGGCGCTGCTCAAGATTTGCGCGGAATGGGACCGCCAGAAGCGCCTGTTTCCTGAGCTGAGCAGAGACGCCTGGATGGACCTCGCAATCGCGGAAGCCCGCTGCGCCTTGTCGGCCACCAGCCCCACAGCCTGAGGCCCACCACCATGAACCGCACTCTGGACCAGGCAGCCGCCGTGCTCGGCATTGGCCCGCGCAAGCTGCGCGCCCGTATGCGCGAGCTGGGCCTGCTCAACCACGCCGGCGAGCTCATCAGCAGCGAGCGCGGCCAGGGCCGGCTGTTCGTCGACACCCGCAGCCGCTGGAACCCGGCCATCAGCACCTACAGCCATTACGGCGTGGTCATGGCCACCGAAAAGGGGATCGGCTGGCTGGCCGAGCAGTTGGGCATCACCGTCACCAAGAAGGACGCCGCCGCATGACAATCTCTGCCAACCAACACGCAATCGGCGCGCTCAAGCTCACCAGCCTGTATCTGGACCACCCCAGCGTGGTGTCGGCCGACACCCTGCGCGGCGCCTGCGCCGAAGCCATCATCCACCTGCGCGCCAACCAACCGCACGCGGATGACCTTGGCCGGCTCTGGTGCGCCCTGTTCGCCGTGCTGCCGCGCAGCTTCCTGCCCTACGTCACGCTGACCACCGACCCGGCCACGCCCTACGCCTGCGTCATCACCGATGCCGCCGGCAACATCGTCGACCGCCAACTGGGCAAGACCCTCGAGGGCATCGCCGAACTCATCCGCCTGCGCCACGCCGCGCCCAGCCCGGCACGCACCTCAGAGGGGCGCGGGGAGATCGGAGGCTGCTGTGAGCACTAAACCAAGCACCCGCCGTCCGGCTCCACCCACCGCTGGCGCGGGCGCACCGATCAGCGCCGAAGGCCTGAGCCTGACGCAGGTACAGCTGCTACGCCGCTACACGCGTCCCTTCCTGACGCTGACCGAGTTCCGCGAGGAGTACCTGCCCCACTTGGGTAGCGACGAGTATCTGCTGCGGCTGATCCACCAAGGCCGCATCAAGTTGCGCTACACCCGCACGGACATGACCGGCAAGACACCGCCCGTTGTTTACCTGCGCGATCTGGCCACCTGGCTGGACGCCCACGACCCGAGCAACACCCAACCCGCCACTGACCAGGTGGCGTAACCAACCGCAACAAGGACACAGCAAATGAAAGCAACCGACACCAGCGAGTTCATCAACAGCCTCAACGCCGGCGTGTTCGCCGACCAGGTTGGCCGCGCCCTGTCCGACGTCGCCGCGGGCGTCATCGAGCACAGCAAGCAAGGCCAGATCACCCTGACCTTCAAGCTCAAGCAGATCGGCCAGAGCAACCAGGTGGCCGTGTCGCACACGCTCGACTACGTGCAGCCCACCAAGCGCGGCAAGAAGCGCGAAGACACCACGCTCGACACGCCGCTGTACGTCACCGCCAACGGCCTCGAACTGTTCCAGACGGACCCGACCGCGCAGCTGTTCAGCCGCGAAGACGCGCCGGTTAAAGCGCGCGAAGTCTGACCCAGCAAAACCCACTTACCACACAAGGAAGCAACACCATGCCACTGAGCAAAGAAGCCATTCAGCACATCG